ACCGCGCCTACGGACGTGGCGCCGAACTGGCGCAGCGCACTGCGCAGATAGCCGCCGGCGGCGAACGACAATTCCAGCGCTTCGCCGCCCATGTCCACCTTCACGGAGGCATCCAGGCCGCCGGGGCGGATCTCGTCCATCTTGCGGGCGAGCTTGGGCAGGGTGAGGCTGTTGACCTGGCCGATGAACGATTCGCCGTTCTGGAAGGTGTCGAAGTTCTTGAGCTTACGGGGCAAACCCATGGTGTTATCCTCGAATTCGTTACGGGGAAGCCGGGGTTTGCCGGCGGCGGTTGCCGCCGGCAAGTGTTTAGGTGTTGTTGGTGGCGGCGATCGCGGTCATCAGGTCCGCGATGTAGGTGTCGGTGAAGGTCTGCCGCAGCGTGAGGTCTTCCATCGGCGGCACCGGCGTGAAGTCGTAGGACAGTTTCAACTTGCCCACCTTCACGTTGGTCTTGTCGTTGAGGCCGGGATCGAACCAGCAGCGCGCGCCAAGCAGAAAGCCTTCGCGCACCAGGCTGCGCAGTTTCGCGTTGATCGCCTCGATCAGGTCGCGCACCAGGCTCGCGTGCATCGGTTTGTCGCTGTATTCGAACACGCCTTCGCCGATCGTGGCGGCCACCACCTGTGCGGTGCGCGTGTAGCTTTCGAACAGGTACTCGCCGTTATCGCAGGTGCGCGAACCCCAGAAACGGAAGCCGTTGCGGTTGATCAGCGTGGTGACACCCGCTTCGTTCAAGAGGTCCGCGTCGGTGCCCTCGGTGAGGTAGTCGAAGTACACGTCGGCGCTGAGGCCGTTGACGCCGTTCACCGGGACATTGGAAATCACCTTGTGCCAGCCGGTGGTCTGATCGATGGCCGCACGCAAGCCCAGCGCAATGGCCGTGGTCATCGCCGGCGCGGAGGTCTTTGTGCTGGTATCGAACGCGGTGAAGTCCGGCCAGATCAGCATCAATTCGCGCGCACTGAACTTCTTGCGGTAGGCGAGTGCCTCGGGGATCGTCTTGCAACCATGGCAGGCCATGTAGGCGAAGGCGCCGAGGCGTTTGCAGATGATTGCCACCTGCTGCGCCACGTCTTCCGTATCCAGGCCCGGTGCGCCGATCAGACGCGGACGAAGGCCCACGCGTTGTTCGGCGGTGAGCAGCGCCTGCAAACCGGTGTAGCGCCCTTGCGCATTGGTGGTGCCGATCACGTTCGCGGTGGTGGTGGCCTCATCGTCGCCCTCGGCCACGCGCACGACGATGACCGGGCAACGTACCTGGTTGTCGATGGCCTGCAGCGCTTTGGCGAGCGTGCCCTTGATGCCGGCGGCGGCGATACCGGCCTTGGCCTGCGTCAGCAACACCGGCGTGTCCAGCGGAAACACGTTGGCATCGGCATCCATCGCGGTGACGACGATGCCGATCACGGCGGTGGAAGCGGTCTTGAAAGCGAGCGGCGCATCGGTGGTTTCTTCGATGCGCGCGCCGTGGTGGTAAGCGGTGGACATGCGGGTCAGGCCTCGCTGGTAGTGGAAGGGATGGCGTCGTCGGTCGGTGGTGCGGTCAGCGCGTCGGCGGGCAGTTCCACGCCCAGTTCCGTGATGACGTGCTGCGCGCCATCGGCCGTCCAATAGGTGACGCCGCGGTAATCGGGAACGAGGTCCCATGCCGCGCGCTGCGCGTTCCAGCGCGGCACCTGGTGCGCGCCTGCGTGAGGCGGCGCCGTCACGGTCAACGCATCCGGCAGCGGTTCACCCGGCGGCGGATTGGCGGCGCGCTGGGCGGTGGCTTTCGACCACACCGGTGTGCGGCTGTAGTCCGGTTGCTGACGCCAGGTGCGCGCGTCGCTGTCCCACACGTTCATCAGCGGCGCGTCGCTGCTCAGGATCGGCGGCGCGTCGGCCGTTACGCCGTCGGGTAGTGCGTCGCCCAGCGCGAGCGTGTTCGGTACCGGGTGACATGTCGCGGTGTCCCAAAGCATCACGCGGCGAAAGTCGGGCACGACGTCCCACGCGGTGCCGTCGCCGTTGAGCCGCGCACGTGCATGAGCACCGACGTCACTGGGCGGCGCGACCTCCACCACGTTACGCGGCAGGTAGTAGGTGCCTTCCAGCGGTGAGAGAAACACCTCCACCGTGCCCAGCAGCTCGCGGGTGGTTTCGTCGAAGCTGTACGCGTGCTTGGCGGTAGGGAGATCGAGCGTAGTGGGATCGGACATGGCGCGGCCTGCTCAGTAAGCAATGAAATGGAACATGTGCGTACCGGCCGCAAGGTTGTCGCTGCCGCCGGCCGCGGCGATGGTGAGGGTGTGGCTATGGCTGCCACCGTTGGCCAGCGACAAGCCGTGCGTGTGGTCGCCCACGGCGGCAATCGAGATCGTGTGCGAGTGCGCGCCGGCGCCGTTCATGCCGATGTTGTGGCCGTGGTTGCCCTGCCAGTCGGTACCAAAGTTGTGCGCGTGATTACCGGCGTCGTTGGTTTGCCGCTGCATGTTGCGGAAGGCGGGGCCGCCACCGCCGACGTAGTTGGAGCCGGTGCCATCGCCGAAGAGACTGTTGAGCGTCACGTGCGAGTGTTGGCCTTGCGCATCGGTCGAGCCGCTGTGCGCGTGATTGCCTTGGCCATCGGTCCACGCGGCGTGTGCGTGGTCGCCCACGCCGCTCGCGCTTGCGCCGTGGCTATGGCCGCCACCCGCGGTCAGGCTCACGCTATGGCCGTGATCGCCGCCGGCGGCCGCCGTTGCGCCGTGGGTATGCGTCAGCAGCGCGCCCGCGCTATACGTGCCGACCTTGGTGGCGTCGACGGTGGCCTTGATCACCGTGCCTTCGCCGAGACTGGGCAGATTGAAGGTGGTGACGCCATCGCCCGCGCCGTAGGTAGTGCCGATAGCAGCGAACAGCTCCGCATACTGCGCGCGCGAGATCGCCGCACCGTTGCACAGCAGGGTGTAGGGCGGTGCTTGCTTGCCGGCCGTCACGATGATTTGACCTGGCACGTAGCGCGCGCGTGCATCGAGCTTGGCGGCAAGCAGGGCGACCAGGCCGGTGATGTCGTCCATCCCGTGCGTGTGCTTGGACGGCGGGAATGTCGGCCCAATGGCGGTGAGGAAGTCGGCACCGGTGGCGATCGCCAGCAGGCGCTTGGTGAAATCGGTAGGCGCGCCCACGCCGAAACGTGCATTGAGCGCGGCGAGCAGATTGGCTGGCACGAGCGCCTTTTGGGTATCGCGCCCGGCCTTAGCGTCCTCGTCCGTGGCGAGCTTCACTACGCCGAGCGTGTCCGGGGTCGCCGCGGGATTCACGAATGTGGTATCGCCGAACACGATCTGACTCGCTGACACCGTGGCGAACTGCACATCGCAGGCCAGCATCATCACGGCGCCGGCGGATTTCTCCACGATCACCTCGGCCTGGCCGTAGGACGCGAACAGCGTGCCGTCCGCGAGATAGAAGCCGAAGCCCCTCACGCTGTAGACGTCCTTGCTCGCATCGCTGATCGTGACGTGGATCGTGTCCGCCGCGGTGGCACCGCCGGCGATCGCGGCGATGCGCTTGATTTCGTCGGGCACCGCTTGGCCGGGTGTGAAAGCGGTGGCTGTGACGGTGGCGTAGGCGACACGCACAGCGTTGGTGCCGTCGCCTTGGGCATTACGTAATGCCGCGAGACCTGCCTCGGTGACGGAAAGGATCAGTGCACCCACGTCAGGCGGCTCCTGCAAATTGAAGGTGGGCGTAGGCCATCGCACGAACGGCGGGCATGACACCCACGCCCGCGCGGGCATTGAGCCCCTGGGTGAAAGTGAAGTGGTCGCGCGCGGATTTCGTGCGGCTGACCTCGGCGATCACGTCGTCGACGAACGCCGCGGAGGTGTCCTGCGTGGTGCTATCCGTCAGCGTCAGCGTCAGTTGGAACGTAAACGGTTCGCCTTCGGGTTCTTGTTCGAACCAGGGGCGCACGACGACATGGCCGCCGAAGGAGGCGACGACATCCTCCACCGATTGCGCGGTGCCTTGCTGTCGCGCGATGGCGAGGGCATGGCGCACGCGCGAACGCTTGATCGCCTCCGACCAGTACGGCTTCCAACTGCGCACGCCGAGCGACCAGGCCAGCCACGGCAAAAATTTCGCGGGAATGGTGTCGGGATTGGCGAGCGTCGCCAGCGGCGTGGCGAAGCTGAGCAGCTCCGCACAGACCTGGGCGAAGGCGCGCTCCATCGGCGTGGCGTTGGGTGGCAGCAGGCTATTCACCGACGCCTCCGGGCGTGAGCACCACGCTCGTGCAGTAGGCCGCTTCCGTATCGCTTACCACCAACGTGACGCTCGGCGTCAGGTCGAGGACATCCTCGACGCCGGGCACCTTGAGCGCGGCATACAGGCCGGACAACGTGATGTTGCGGCCGATACGGCGCGATTCGGCCAGGTACTTGGCCAAGCTGTCCTTCGCCGTCGTCAGCACGACATCGGCGTCCGGACCGGCGAAGAACGCAAGCCGTGCCGATACGGCGAACGGGCGAATGGTCACCGCCTGCACGATCACCTTGTCGGTCAACAGGCGCCGCGCCTTCACGGTGATGTAGTCGGTGACGGTTTGCAGCAACTCGGGCGAGGGCGTGCCGTCACCGTCGCGCGCCATGACCGACACCACCACCGTACCGGGCGCGGGACTCGTCACTTTGGCGTCGAGCACCTGGCCGGACGCGCTACGCGCCAGGAATTCGTAGGCGTCGGCCGGGCCGGCGGTGGAGTAGCCGGTGGGCGCGAGCTGACAGCGATACAGGAGATCGTCGTCGGATTCGTAGACCGCTTCGATGGCCTTCTCGGGAATAGCGGGGCTGATCAGCAGGCGCTTCACGCCAAGGCTGGCCGCCCAGTTGTCGAGGTCCTTGCCGCGCGCGGTGGGTAAAAAGCACGCGCGCGCGTCGTCGTTTTTCTTCTGGCGTTCCTGCAGCACGATGTACGCCAGCACCTGGAGACTTTTACGGATCGGGTCCGATTCGACCGTGGCGGTGTAGGCCGGCCACAGCTGTGCCATGCGGTTTTCGGCCATGGCAAGGAGCGCTTCGTAGTCGAGCGCTTCCACCACGTCTGGCAGCGGCAGCTGATTGAGCTGGATCGCATCCGTCATGCGCTCATCCCCGGCAATGTCACGGGCACGGACACATCCACCGGCTTGCCGGTGTCGGTGCGCGTGCCCACCAGGTCAAGCACCAAGCGGCCGGTGAGCGCATTGGCGGCGGACAGCGTGACGCGCTTCAGCGTGATGCGCGGTTCCCAGCGCATGAGCGCGGTGGCGGTTGCGGCATAGAGCTGTACGCGTGTGGCGGCGTTCGCCGGCGCATCGATAAGGTCGGGTACGCGGCTGCCGTAATCACGGCGCATGAGGCGCGTGCCGACGGGTGTGGCGAGGATGTCGGCGATCGACTGCGCCAAATGCGCATCGCCGCTCAACGCTTTGCCGGTGCGTGCGTCCATGCCCATCATGGCATCGGTTTTCCGCTGATACCGCTGCCCGGCTGCACTTTGTCGTGCGGATGGTTCTTCAGGCTGATGTCGCCGGCTTTGATGTCGGCGTCGCTGGTGATGGCCTGGCTGGCGTGGAGGGTCTGCTCGAACGTCGCCGCTTGGGACACGCTGAGCTGGCCTTTGATGTCCACATCGCCGGTGAGGGTGAAGCCACCGGGTGCCGTGATTTCCGCGCGACCAGTCGCGGGCAGCGTTCCCTTGAGCAGGTGCGCGGCCTGGTCGTACAACACGACAGCACCGTCGCCGAACGCCATCACGATCGTGTTGGCGTTGGCTTCATCGGGGACGTCGTGGGCATCGCAAAAGATGCCACCGAGGACGACGCCTGCACCCAAGTCGCCGTTGGGCGACAGCACCACGACTTGTTCGCCGACAGTCGGCGGCGACCACGATTTGGTTTTCCCGGCACGTGGCGATACCCACGGCAAGGGACGCGTGAGCAATCCGCCGATTTTGACTTGCACGCGCTTGCCGGCGACGGTGTGCACCGTGCCGAAGCGGATCAGGTTGGCGAGTTGGCGCGGGGTGTCATCGGACATGCCCGACATGCTGCGGGCATGAATGCGCGCGCGCAGCTAAGGCGTGTTCTGTACCCTATGGTCCAGAACGCACCGTGATGCGAGCGCTATGTGCGGAACCGATGGTTCAACAGAGGACGATGATGTCCATGTCGGCTTCCTCGTCGTAGTCCATTCCCCAATGCACTTTTGCGCATCCCTTCTTCCATCGCGTCTTGAAGCGATAGCACCTTTATAAAGTACGCCGAAGCGAACGTGCCAATTGTTGAGCCTGGATGCCTGGCTCCGATCCGGGCGAAACTATTTTGCGTAAAGAGTTTGCGGCTCACGGCGTATGCACGTGAGCGCGCGTAGCCTTTCAGACGGGGAAGACCGCGTGAATCACAATCGTACCTCCGCACGTGACGGTCGTTAGGGATGACTCGCCCGGATGTCATGGGGGCCATCGTGCGTGTGCGCATCGGCATGCCCTTTGCTAGGCGTCGGCTGCCGTGTGTTGACCTACGCGATCGAAACCTCTGTTTCGATATTCGTTTGAAGACTCGCCTCTTTTGCGCGACTGACGACGCACGCAGATGCTGCGCCGGCGCTTTTGAGCGGGTGATCGGACCACCGGGATTGCCATGTGTCTCGGCGTGATAACGAGCGGTACCTGACGGAGGCAACTATGAAAGCGACCAAGCGTTTGTTCATCGTGTTATGCGTACTTCTTTTTCCATGGTTGGTGCACGCTGGCGAGGTGCCAGGAAGTTATGCCACTTATAAGTGGGATGCATCGGTGACTGGCTTGACCTCGGTGGACTCCCAGATCACGGTGCAGATACACCCTGGGGAAAGGTCAAACGTGCGCTGGGCGACCCAATTCGGCCTGGTCGGCAGCACGAGTCGCGGCTACGCAGGTATGGAAAATACGGCGAGGGACGGTACGTTGTTCGTGTTTTCGGTAAGTGGCGCGACACAGTTTCAGCCCGGCTCGCCCGGCAGCACCTGCATGGTGGTCAGCGGTGCACAGGCACGCGTGACCTGTCGCCTGCCTTATAACTGGATCATGGAGCACAACTATCAGTTCCATGTCGCCTATGTTGGAGGCCAGTGGCTCAGTGTGGCGGTCACCGATCCCTATTCCAACCAGACGGTCAACCTGGGTCGCATCCTGACTGACGCCACCAGCATTTCGCCGCAAGGCATGGTGGGCCGAACCAAATACCTCGAAGCGAATTCGCCCAATGCGAACTGTTACAACCAGCCCTACACCGATACGATCTTTAATGCACCTACGGGCAACGGTGGGGTGTACAGCGCGACGGTGGCTAAGGCTGGGGTCGATGCCAACTGTGCGAACTACGGATACGTGATCCACAGCTCTACGAGCAGCGAGCAATTCAACCTTGTATACAACACAAAGCGCGGGACCGTGGAAAGCGGGGCTGTGAGTAATGTTTGTATTGCCGCGGGCGATGGACGCACGAGCAATACGACGGTAACCAGCACGACTTGCGACTATCATGCAGAGGGGCAGGCCTGGGTGCTCGCATCGGACAAAACCATGCGGCTACAGAGCAATCTGTGCATGGACGTCTTGGATGCTACGTCATCGAGTCCACAGATGGTGATTGATGCGTGTAATGGCAGTGCCAGCCAGCAGTGGGTGTCGGGCGAAGGCAACACTCTTCAACACGTTCAGACCGGACTTTGCGTGACGCTGGGCCAACTCAATGCACCACTAACGCTTCAGACCTGCGTGTACGATTCCGACCAGACATGGTACTTACCGTATCCGGGTCTACTGCCGTAGTGTTTTCGCGAGTGTTTTCGTAACGCTGAACATGAAGTGGGGGCCTGAGTTCGCTTCTGACGGACTCAGGCCCAACATGCATCCTCGGCGGAAACAGCGATGGTTCAACAGAGGACGATGA